CTTACAGAAGTGCCGGGGTGGAATGTCCGGTATATCTTATGCCGTTGGGTGGACGCAGTGAAGAATACACCCTCAACGTTAAAGACGTGGCGGAAGCGTGTATGGCAGAAGGATGGCGATTTACCCCTAGACTCCATATCAGCCTATTCGGAAATGCCTGGGGAACTTGATATGTATAAAAGTAAAGATACAATATCTAATAAACAAAAAGAACAATTAAACAAAGCAATGAAGGCACCTATTGATCAAGATAGGATTAGAAAGGCAGGATGGTAAAATATGTGGGATAAAATAAAAAACACTGTAAGTAAATTACAAGGTAAAAAAGAAGAAACAGTAACAACTAACGAAGACAAACGCAGAGCAATTCTTGCAAAAGAAAAAGAAGATGCAACAGCAAAAGGGGAGCCTTGGGTAGCTGTGTTGGATACACAACTTAATCCAGACAACATTAAGAACGGGTTCTTTGAGCTCGATTGGAATAACCAGTTTATTGAAGAACTACTTGATGCAGGATACACTGGTGAAACTAACGAAGAAATTGTAGACGGTTGGTTTAAAACTATTGCTGTACAAATACTAGGTGAACAAGGTGTAGAGACAGCAAGAGATATGGGTTACATTAATGTAGTACCAATTGACAAAGATAAATCGGAAGTTTCCTAATGATGACCGAAAAACAAGTTAGATCAGAATACAGAAAAATAAGGAAAGATGATCCAACATTTGCAGAATGTTGGCCGGACACAGATAGATCATTTTACGAATGGTGTTCGCAATATTTAGATTACCAGCATATAAGAGATTCTGATGCGTGACGATTTAATGGTACAACAGCAAGTAGACAGTATATGGCAACACATGGTTGGTGTCATTTGCTTAAATTGTACAAACCGTAAACAAGTAAAAAGAGTATTACCTTTGTTATTTGGTATTTGTCCTACACCAGTACACTTAATAAATACTTCACCAAACACAATTAAAATGATTATCCAAACTTTGGGTATGGTAAATGTCCGTTATAAGCGTTTACGCAAGATGTCAGAAGATTATTTGACATGGAACGGAGATGATGCTACAGATCTATATGGTATCGGTAAGTATGGTAGTGATAGTTATGAACTGTTTTACAAAAAAAGAGTACCAGATAATATCGGTGATCACGAATTAAAGCGTTATGTAGATGAAGAATTTAATGCTTGACACAAGCCAGATCTGGTGCTATAATAATACTATAAATTATACAAAGGCAAACTAATGGCAACTTATATTCTAGTAGATACAGCTAACACATTCTTTCGTGCTAGGCATGTAGTACGTGGCGACATTGACACTAAAATTGGCATGGCATTTCATATAACACTTAGTGGTGTTAAAAAAGCATGGCGTGACTTTGATGCTGATCATGTTGTGTTTTGTTTAGAAGGTCGTAGCTGGCGTAAGGACTTTTACGAACCTTACAAGCGTAACAGACAAGAAAGTCGTGATGCACTTACTCCTTCGCAGGCAGAAGAAGATAAAGTGTTTTGGGAGTGCTTTGATGAGTTTAAGGACTTTGTTACAGACAAGACTAACTGTACTGTTATGCGACATCCTGAACTAGAAGCAGATGATCTTATTGCTGGTTGGGTGCAAGCACATCCTAACGATAACCATGTTATTATTAGTACTGACGGCGACTTTGCACAATTAGTTGCACCTAATTGTAAACAGTATAATGGTATACAGAACGTTACTATTACACATGAAGGCTATTTTGATGACAAAGGCAATCATGTAATTGATAAGAAAACTAAAGAAGCAAAGCCTGCACCTGATCCTGCGTTTATGTTGTTTGAAAAATGTATGCGTGGTGACACTAGTGATAATGTGTTTAGTGCTTACCCAGGTGTACGTAAGAAAGGCACTAAGAACAAAGTAGGACTTATCGAAGCATTTGCAGATAAAGACACTAAAGGCTATAACTGGAATAACATGATGTTACAGCGTTGGACTGATCATGAAGGTGTAGAGCATCGTGTATTAGATGACTATCAACGCAATGTTACATTGTGCGACTTGACCGCACAACCCGGCAACATTAGAAGTATTATTAACGACACAATTGAAGAACATATGACTCCTAAAGAAGTACAACAGGTTGGTATGCGTCTTATGAAATTCTGTGCTAAATGGGATATGCAACGTATTGCAGACCAGGCACAAACATTTGCAGAACCATTACAAGCGAGGTATCCAGCATGAAAGCAAAAGAAATAGTAAAAAACAAATTTTGGATCTTATCTAATAACAGTGAGAATGTAGGAACTATTAGTTTCAATGACGAGCAATATATGCTTAGTGATTCTAAAGGAAGTAGATTTTTTAACGATACGCTGGAAATACAAGAATGTTTGCAAAGCAAAGTTAGTTGGCAAGACTTAGCAATTAAAGAAGTTGTGCCAGAAAAAATTGTTAATACATATCCAACTAGTTGTTTGCCTTACAATGATATGTATGACGTAAAACGTAAATTGCCATTATTTACAAAGAGCAAAAAAAGTAAAAGTTTATACTGTGCAGGATATTATACAATACGTTTTGAAAAGGGTTGGGTTAAAAGTTTTTGTCCTAAACTAATAACTATAGAACGTTATGACTATAGAGGACCATTTAAAACTGAACTAGAAATGAGAACGGAGTTATCACGTGTCAACACAAAATGAGCCGTTAAATACAGCACCTATACAGCAATTTATTTCACAAGTTAAGAGTGCTGATGCAAGTCAAGCAAAGGAAATAAAGTTAACAGCCCAACAAGCAAAAAGACTTGCTTTTACCTTAGGCGAAGTAATGTCTAGATTAAATGGTGATCTTGAACAGATACTTGCACGTAAAAACTCAGGTGCCGATGATGTAATCCAAGTTAAAATGGATAGCGGTTCTAATTGGTAATAGGTAAATTCAGTTTAGGTATTGTAGGATTTACACATATTCAAGGACAATGGACTTGGGACGTTCTAGTTGTACGAGGCAAACACTGTTATAATATACCTGTACCTTATCCTATATATAAAATTATACACTACTTTTGGTCTAAAAAGTTGTCTAAAAAAGGATAAATATATGCGTACTTAATAAGATAGGAACGCATATGAGTAGACCAAAACCAACTATATTAGCAGAGCATATTGATAAAAAAACGTACAAAGCTGATCAAGTATTACAAGCAGAAGCCATCTGGGCTGTGTTTTACGAAAACGCTCCGTTTAACTTAAAAAGTTCAAACGTTCTTACAAGCTACCCAGGACCTAAATACAAAAAAACTAGTTTTTCAAATCCGGGGCATGCACACAACCTTGCTACAAAAATGAATTCTCTTTTTAAAACAGATCTATTTACTGTTGTTAAATTAACTTCAGGTGAAACTGTTGAAGAATGAACTGGAAAGAAACATACACAAAAGTATTCTTAAAACAATCAGGTAAAGCTATAAGTGAATTATCTGTAAAAGAGTACCTTCCTCTATGGTGGAAGAACACTCGAGAAAAAGACACCGGCGGACTTCGTCTTACAGATGCCGGTTTTGAATTTATTACAACCGAAATAGATTTACAAACTTACGAAATACCATATCCCCAAGAATTCGAACTTACAACTAATACAATAATATGGATGGATAACTTTATAGATTGTCCGTATTATTTGGCTCCAAGATGTATTATAGTTACAAACGAAAAAAAGGCTATGGAATTAAGCCTTTTTAGCGGAGATGTACGTAAATATGGGCTACAAAAAGCTCTTACTAGGCAGAAAAAAGATACCAAAATAGGTTGACCTTTTGTAAAATCGGTGTTATTATATATACATACTTAGAAATAACGTATGGCACTGAACACAACAAAAGAGGAATACACAATGGATAATATTACAGCACTACGCACCGTATCACCAAATAGCGCAAAGAAAAGCATTTTACGTGCTTTTAAGAAAAAACGTCCGTTGTTTATGTGGGGACCTCCAGGTATTGGTAAATCCGATATTGTAGGGCAGATCACTAAACAACTTAAAAATTCACACTTAATTGACATTCGTTTGTCTCTTTGGGAACCTACAGATATTAAAGGTATTCCATACTATGCGGCAAATGATAATGTTATGGCTTGGGCACCTCCGCAAGAACTTCCAACAGAAGAATTTGCGGCACAATATGATAATATTGTACTGTTCTTAGACGAAATGAATAGTGCGGCTCCGGCAGTACAAGCGGCGGCATATCAATTAATTCTTAATAGACGTGTTGGACAATACAAATTGCCTGACAACGTTCTTATTGTAGCGGCTGGTAATAGAGAAGCAGACAAAGGCGTTACTTATAGAATGCCTGCTCCGTTAGCAAATCGTTTTGTACATATTGAGCTTGCTGTTAACTTCGATGATTGGTTTGCTTGGGCTGTAGAAAACAAAATACATAACGATGTTGTAGGTTATCTTACTTTTAGTAAGAAGGACTTGTACGACTTTGATCCTAAATCACCAAGTCGTTCTTTTGCAACACCTCGTTCATGGTCATTTGTATCAGAACTACTAGATGACGATGATGATGAAAATACCACAACTGACTTGGTCAGTGGTTCAGTCGGCGAAGGCTTGGCTGTCAAATTTATGGCACACCGTAAAGTAGCGTCAACAATGCCTAATCCAACAGATATTTTGGATGGCAAAGTAAAAGAGATGAAGACAAAAGAAATCAGTGCCATGTATTCCTTAACTGTCTCACTCTGCTATGAACTTAAAGAAGCGTCCGATAAGAACGATAAAAAGTTTGACGATAAAGTTAATAACTTTTTACGTTTTGCAATGGATAACTTCGAAACAGAATTGGTTGTAATGGGTATTAAACTTGCTCTTACACAATATTCACTACCAATCGATCCAGATGAAGTAGAATGTTTTGATGAATTCCACGAACGTTTTGGCAAGTACATTACAGCTGCACAACAGGTGTAACCATAAAAGAGTTGGGCGTCTCTATAAAAACGCCCATTTTCACTTGACAAATAGTGTAAATATGTGTATACTATAAGTATAACAATTAGGAATAGGCACAATGATCAAAGACGTATTATATAATGTAGAAGGTACTAAGCACTGGACACCTGATCCAGATATTACACCCGAGCAACTTGAAGAAATGCGTGTAGATGTTTTAGAACGTATTATTGTTGCAAGAGTTGGCTTACTACTTCGACACCCATTCTTTGGTAATATGGCAACACGTTTGCGTATCTTAGCCGCAGATGAATGGTGCCCAACGGCGGCTGTAGACGGTCGTAATTTATATTTCAACACACAATTCTTTAACAAAATGAGTAACAAAGAAATTGAATTTGTTATTGCACACGAAATTTTACATTGTGTATTTGATCACTTAGGACGTAGAGAAGGACGTGATCCTAAGTTATATAATATTGCCGCTGATTATATTGTTAATAATCTATTAGTACGTGATCGTATTGGTGAAAAACCCAGCTTCATTGATTGTTACCAAGACTTTAAATATGACACGTGGACTAGTGAAGAAGTATATGATGACATTTACGAACAAGCAAAACAAAACGGACAAGACTTTTTAGATCAACTTGGAGAAATGTTAGACGAACACCTTGACGGTTTAGGTGATAGTGCTGACGGTGAAGGTGACGCAGGCGAAGAACAAGATAGCAAAGGCAACAAAGTAAGTAAGAAAAAGCCTAAATTTTCTAAAGAAGAAATGCGTAAGATCAAAGACGAAGTTAAAGAAAGTATGCTTAGTGCTGCACAAGCCGCTGGAGCAGGTAATACTCCTGCTGAAGTACAACGTATGATTAAAGAGCTTACTGAACCTAAAATGAACTGGCGTGAAATTATTCGACAACAAATCCAGTCTACTATTAAACATGATTTTACTTTTAGTCGTCCATCACGTAAAGGATGGCATACTGGTGCTATTCTTCCTGGCATGAATTTTGATGATGAAATTGATATCTGTGTAGGATTAGATATGAGTGGCTCAATTGGCGACCATCAAGCAAAAGACTTTTTAAGTGAAGTCAAAGGTATCATGGAAGAGTTTAAATCTTACAATATTAAATTATGGTGCTTTGATACAAAGGTGTATAACGAACAAGACTTTAGTGCAGACGGCGGTGAAGATTTGCTTGATTATGAAATCATTGGAGGCGGAGGTACTGACTTTGATGTTAACTGGCAATATATGAAAGAAAATGATATACAGCCTAAAAAGTTTATCATGTTTACAGATGGATATCCGTGGAATAGCTGGGGAGATCCAGAATATTGTGAAACGGTTTTTATTATACACGGACATCGAGACAAGGAACTAGAAGCGCCATTTGGCATAACAGCACACTATGAACAAAACGTTGCATAAATTTAAAGAACCAAATCCACTAAATTTGTTTGGAATTAGGCGCCTAAAAGTGCCTAGTCCCCATTGCGATTACATTAAAATACCACTTCGATATAACTTAGAACGTAGTATACAAAAATGGATCGATGATAATCTAAAAGGCCGATATTATATAGGAACTACTATAACAATTACAGAAGGTAGTGGTACTGAAACTGTATGTAAAATCGGATTTGAAGATACTAAAGAACTTTCGTATTTCACTTTGGCATGCCCACTTTTAAAATACAAGTAAATATATGCGTAGTTTATATAAACACAGGAGACAATAAATGAGCGAAGAAAAAAAGAACGCTGACGCAACAGAAGCTCAGGCTCAAGCGCCGGCACAAGAAAACGCCACAGAACTTACTATTACTGATCTTAATGCACTAAAGCAGATCATTGATGTAGCAAGTCAACGTGGTGCATTCAAACCAAACGAAATGATGACTGTTGGGTCAACATACAACAAACTAGAAACGTTCCTATCAGCAGTAGCTGCACAACAACCAGCGCCTGCACCAGACGGAACAAAAGGAGAATAATATGGCCGCATTAAAACATGTCGGAAGAGTAACTAAGACTAAGAAAAAATGTGCAGTAGCATATAGAGTGTTACCGGGCGATCCTGATAACTGCTTAGTAGTATTTACAGAAGCACTAGATGCAGCTGATCACGATTCTTTAATTAATTTAATTGAATCTAATGCTGGACAAATAGCTGATGAATTTGCAGATGCTATGGCTAGATCATCTTTATCAGATGGTAGAAATATGTTAGCTGCATTTCATAAAACTGGTAAACTTACTAAAGTAGCAACAAATTTAATCGAAATGACTCCAAATAATAATACGTCATTACCATTAGATGAACTTAATAAAACTATTGCAGAGCAAAAAGGTGTTACAGTAAACGATCTTGCTATGAAAAGTCCAGAAGGAGCAACTATTGCAGAAGTAAAAGATGCACCTGTAGCTGATCCAGCAGCATCATATACAGCACCTGCAACATCCGATGTCTTAACTGATGAGGCACTTGCGGCACAATATCGTTCGCAAGCAGATTCTTTGTTTAAAGAAGCAAAGACTCTTAGAGAGCAAGCAGAACAACTTGTTCCTACAAAGCGTAAGTCAAAGACAACGGCGGATGGCTAGTAAAGGCAAGCTACCCTCTGATATAGTTAATGCTTGGCCAGAAATATTTAAAGATATTACTATCGATGTAGTACCTATTGAATA